AACTGAAATCTGCCAACTTAATATTTGAACCAGTCATTCCAGGCTTTACTTCATTGCCTTGAGGTGTTTTTCCTAGAATTGTCACACCAGAAAACCAAAAATCTTCAATATTTAAGAATTTTTGCTTTGCATCATAACTGAGTTCTCGGATTGACAATTCAACTGATACAGAGCATTCTTCTTCACGCTGTAAAATTTCAGCAGCTTTAGAATATTCCTCAAAAATATATCCATCGACTTCACAATAAGTTTTCTTTTTTTCTTCATCATAAACTAACTGTGCATTGCAACTTTCAGGTATGATTCCAATAGGATATTCATCATAAACCACATCACCATTCTCGTCTTCATGCATATTATGAGAATAAAATTCCCACTGACCTTCTGGATTTTCATCAGTTGTTACCTTGTGAATGTATCCAAGAATAGGACGATTGCTAAAAGATGGAAGTGCAGCTTCCATGACAGAAGATTCAATATTAGAGCCGTTTACATTTAAATCTGTATGGCATGACTGTAAATGAACTGGAAGAAGCCCATCTTTGTTCTTGTCTGACTCATCAAAATTTATACGCCCATGTACTTGAACAACCAATGGTTCACCAGTTTTTTCGGCACTGAATTTCGTAGAACGTTTGTATTTATTTGAATAAAAATCATACAAATCTTCTATATAACGAAGTCTTTTCTTAGCCATTTTCTTCTCCTTTCTTCAAAATTTAGGCAAAAATAAAACCACTCGAAATAGGAGAGTGGCTAAATGTTCAGCATATTACTATACTGAATCTTTGATTTATCTATATCATCTGAAAACATCAATTTATCAGTATTCAGAAAAGTATAAATACCATTTTGTTCATCAATTTTCTGAAAGCCAAGATTTGTCATCTTAGAAGCTGTTTCAGAATCTGATGTCTTTATAAAATTCTGTTTCATCCTTTTTTCTCCTTAATTACCAGCTTGTGTGCCAACATCTTTTTCACCCTCTCTGGTAGCAAGTCCCTCATCTGAAAGGTCGTCTTCATTCTTAGTCTGACCGCCACCTTCATTATCACTCGTACCACTTTGCGTATATGAAGATGAGAGAGGAGTAAAGTAATTCATTAATCCTAATGACCTCATCATAAAAGCATTATTAACAACTCTTGAAGGTGAAGAACCATCCAACGTTGCATAATCCATTGTATCTATACCCAACGTAGCTTTATCTTTTCTTTGAGACATCTTTTCATCAAGGTCAAATACAGATACATAATGGAAATAAAATTCAAAATCCTCTGTGATATTTAATTTGACATATCTCTGAATGTTTGCTTCAATTCTTTTTAATAATTCCATAGGGAGGGTCATATCAACTGTGATAGAATGTTTAAGACCAACAGAACCAGATTTTTGACCATTGAATATCATTTCAGATATACCGAGAGAAGAGAATAAGTTCTTAATTGCTTGTGAATATACATTGGTATCATCGACCTGATTTTTATTACCAAACTCAATCTTTTCAACTTCACATGGAGTCCACGCTGAACCAACAAGACTTGGTAATACTTCATCAATCGCAGCTTGAGTAGCTTGTACAATTTCAAGATCTACAGCAAAGTCATTTACTTCGCCTGAATTTTCATTCATAGGGATTTTTGATAAGAGAAGAACATAATTTTCAAGTTCTGTTTTAGAACGAATAAGAGCTTCGTAATCAAGCAAATCTAAGAGTGATACGAATACAGGTAGGAAGTAGGGCAGTGGTACAACTGGATCATCACCACATATAATACAGATGGTTTTCTCTGGTGGTAATTCAAACCATTTATAGTCATTACCTTTTGATTTATATGTTTCGTAGCCTTCTGCAAAAACATCATCCCATAAGCCTTCTTCTGAATCAGTTTCACTACCAGTACCATATAAGAAATCCTTGTTGTTACCAGAATCAAAATAAGAAGCATCGAATTTTACAATCCATGTATCTTTTTCTGCACGAGAACCGATTTTGTAATATTTTGGATCAAGTGGATGTATAAAGAACGAATCTCCATCATCGTAACAAAATCCACAATAGATACCATCTCTTAAACAAGTGGCAATCATTTGTGAACCCATTTCTTTCAAATCCATTTTATCTAACCTGGTACAAAGTTCTTGATATCCTTTAATGTATTCGGATGCATCCTGTGGGGGATTTGCCCAATCGGGAGTATTGTAAGATACGTTATAACTAAAGATAGGAGTATAAGCATAATATTCTATAATCTTTTTATAGTTATGACTGATACGATATAAGAAAGCAGATATATCACGAAGATTGTCAATATTGGCAAGAGGACTTTTTATGTATGATTGAAGTTTCTCTTTTGTGTATTGAGTATATGTCTTCGATGTACCTTTTGATATATTCTGCTGTAAGATACGTTGTAATTCCTGAAAGTTAATCATCTGTGCATACTTCTGAGTAGAAGTAGTCAGCTCATTTTTACGAGTTGGCAATGGTTCTGTCTGTACTGATTTCTTTGCAGAATTATTTGATTTCTGTGTTGCCATTTATATTTCTGATTTCCTCCTTTCCTTAGTTATAGAATCCCCATTTTTTAGGGCGTTTTGAGACACCGACCATTTTGGTAATGTCGAAGTTGTTTGTACGTTTCTTGTTTCTGATATGATCCATTCGTTTTTCAGATAAATACCACCCAAGCATAGCCAAGACATACGCACGGTCGTCATGCATAGTAGCTTCTGAAGCTCCTGTATCAGCGTCTTTATACGCAGGAAGTTTGAATGAATCCTTACCACCTTCACGCTTATTTCTACAGATATTAACAATTTCCTCTTTCATTGCATCAATCTGAACTAATGCAACTTCTTCATCAGGTGTTAATTTATATACTTGCGTTTTAGCAGCTTCAATCAATGAAAGTCTTTCTTCCAGCTCATTTTCATATTCATCAATACTCAAATCTAATTTGTCTAATTCTGCACGAATCTTTTCTTCCGATTCATTCATAAGTTTGGTATCAACTTCCATGATATTGAGATAACCTTTGTTATCATATTTTTCTGTGAAATGAATTTTGTCTGCTTCAACCATTTTTATTAAAGCCTCAAACATTTCAGATTTATATTTTGACGGTTCAATTAATTTCAGTTTTTCAACTGCATTAGGGTATCTTTTAGCATACACATCACCATTGTTATATTCCTTATCCAATAAACCACGGTGAACATTACCTTTTTTATCTTTCCAATCTTCAATTAAACTGTCTCGAACCCAAGAGTTTCCACCTCCACCAGAACCAGCATCGGCTAAGAAAATTTCGATATTGTCATAATCCAAAGCTTCACCGTTATAATCAAGAAGTATTTTCCTAATTTCTTTTATCTGGTCTTGAGTCATCATGGGTGTCTTTCGTCTAAGACCTAAATCGGAAAAGGATACAACATTTACAATATCCATTGTATATCCATCTTCCTCGTTATAAAGTAATTCACCTATACCTAAAATTGAATTATCGGTTGAACGTGCTGGATCATATGCTAAAACAAATGTTCTTTCATTTGTATCATTACATAATACAGGTGGACGAGTATAAGAATTTCTAACAATTAAAGCTCTTTTAATAATCTGATTCGCATTCCCGTCTTGAGTGAATTTGTTATAATACTCACGTTGAGCTTTTTCTGGATTATTTCTTAATTCTGTCTCAACGGTTTCTCTATTCAAAAGTGGAACATAAGGTTTACCATGAAAAGTAGCATTAATAACAACATCACAGTTAATATCTGCTACAAAATATTTTGGATCACCTAACATCATTTTCTTGGAAAAATCACGATACTTTTGATAAAAAGCTGTGTCAATAGAAGAAGCAGAAGAAGCATATAAGAGCTGATGTGGAAATTCCTTTGGAAGAGAAGATATATCAATATTTCCACCAAGTTTGAAATTTGAATCAAGAGTTGTAAATGCACCAATAACATTAAATTCTTCTTCTGAGAGCCAGCCACCCTCATCAAAACAGACGCACTCACACCTCTTACCTCTTTTGGCATTGATGTTACTATTCAATGTTTTTACAAAGCTACCATTATACAGTCTATATGTAAAGCCCATTGGATTGTGGATAAATCCATTTGAGTTTGCTTGCGATATTTCAACTTCATTTTTAAAAACATCTGTAAGACCAGTCATTGATTCAATATTTTTTAATGCAATATCTTCGATCTTCTTAAAAGTTTCTTGGGACTGGTCTGCTGTTCCTGAACAAATGTACGTTCTGTAGTTGTTGAACAGAAGTCCCTTTATTATGGTAAACAAAGCAAGTAATGTCGTCTTCCCTGCGGCACGACTTTCCAACCATAACACAAATGGTTTTGTCCATGAATTCATAAAAGTATATTCTTGTGCATCAAGAAGCTCAACTCCTATAAATTCTTTCATAAATTTTGTCGGGTATTTAATCCCAAATTGCTTTATTTCCGCTAATTTTTTATATCCTTCCAACTTCCTTTCAGATATTTGAAATTCAGTTGGTTTAACATAAATTTCATAATTTTTGGGTATCAATATTCCAGATTCAGTAGTCTCAAACGCCATAACTAATCCTCCTCAATATTGATTCCGTTTTCTTTTACGAGAGCTTTTAAGTCAATGTTTTCTCTGAGTAAAATACGGGCTTTTTCTTCATACTCATCAGCAATTCTCTTATATTTTGTAATAAGTTCTCTCTGTTGAATAATCATATCTGCTGAATCATTTTCGTCTAACATAATCTGCTTTAAGATAGAAGCATTACTGATATCTGCAACTTGCTTTAGACCAGCAGAGTATTCCGCATCATATAAATTTACTTCTGCATCTCGTAAATTCATTTCTTTCATTTTACGGACTTTTCCAGTCCATGTGTTTTCACCCTTAGTTGAATTAACACTGTGCTTCAATGAAATTCCATTATCTGCTGCAAGCTTTAAAACCGAAGCGGTTATTTTACTTTTTGTATCTTCGAGATTTTTGATAGTAGATATATTTGCTTCAATATTTGTGTAATCATTCATAAGCTTTGCAATAATATCATTCATTTTCTCTATATGGTTAAACCCTTTTACAATTTCAATGATAGAAGAGAGTCGCATTCTATCATCATTTGCTTCTTCAGCAGCATCCAAATAACCAATGAGAGTTGCATATAAAAAAGGCTGTTCAGCAGTTGATTCTTTTGAAAATGGATCATAGCCTAATAGCCTTATAGCATCTTTTTTATTCTGTTCATAAGCTGACATTATTTCTTCATCTGAACTATCTTCATTTTCTACGGAAGAATTATCAGAACTATTTTCTGATATATTTGTTTTGACTTTATAAAAATCGGAATCAAAATATGTCATACCATTATATTGCCCCATTGAGATCTGACGGATATATGCAACCCAAATATTAGATTTAACTCTTCCAGAAGCAAGGTTTTCCATTTCCTGCATACTTGAATCCCATATCCTATCAAGGTATGGCTTATTTAAATATTTCAATGCGAGCTTCACTGATTCTTTATCAGGCTCATGTTCAATATTTTTATTGTCTACTTTTAACGCTATTTTACGGGCACAATCTTTGCAGATTGGAGTAAGACCACTTTTACTCATAGGATCTGTACTCATATAAAATTTATCCCGTGCTTTATGTGTATCACACATGTAACACCAAGCACCTTCTTTAAGTGACTTGATTTTCTCTTCCTGTGTTTCAACTTTTTTCTTTAATTGTGCAGCCGTTAATTTTGTGGGCTGTGTCTCTTTTGTCGTAGCCAAACTAACGACCACCTCCTTTTATTCCAATATAAAAAGAAGCCATTTCATACGAAATAACTTCTCAAAATTTCCAATATTAAATTTCCAATGAAAGTGCAATTCACTTCATTTAGCACACCCACTGTGCATCGAACACAGGTTAGAAGTTTTGGAGACTTCATTCTTGCCAAAAGATAGGTGCATACGCCATGTTAGGGATTCGAACCCCAAAGACTTTTACATCCAGACTGTTTTCAAGACAGCACCCTCGACCAATCGGACACACGGCATGAGCGTAGTATATAGGATTTGAACCTATGCACCGAATAAACGATGACCTCTGATTAGCAATCAGGTGCAATACCAACTCTGCCAATACTACATAATAAAAGAGCCACCTCCAAAGGAAATGACTCTTTCTTTAAAAATTATCTTTCTCTAAACTAAATGAAACTATTTTCATTACGACTTTATCAGAATAATCTGCGTAGTTGTTGCCTACGGATAATTTGATAGGGCGGTAGTAAGTGAAACTTACATACCTAAGTTTTGTATGTATCCAAAAAATAGGTTTTTACATCAGGTTTGCCGCACGAAAAGATTTCGGTGAGAGTCGAACTCACGCCCTCGGAGTTGCAGTCCGATGCCTTAACCAACTTGGCTACGAAATCATAATGACTCTGGCGTGACTTGAACACAGCATTACCACCTTGAAAGGGTGGTGTCCTTACCTTTAGACCACAGAGCCATATTTAGGGTGGAAGAGTACCACCCATTATTTTTACAGAATAACTTCTGTTTTACCTTCAAACTTAGTATTTAAAGCACGAATCTCAGCAAGCTTCTTACCGATTTCTTCCTGAATCTTAGTAGCGAAAAGTTCAACTTTTGCCTTACCAAGTTTCTCAACACTATCAAAAGGTGCTTTGACTTCTGATTCTGGAATCTTTGTAACATCTATAGAGAATGTAATGTGAAGGTTTTCATCTACAACAAATGACTGGTTGATAATATCTTTTAATTCAACAGAGATAATAGTTGAATCATCAACTTCACTATCAGTTGTAACTGGATCTCCATTAGAGTCAGCTTTCATATTAGATTTAAAGGATATTTTAGAATATTCGATTGTTCTGACAAAATTATGTAACATATCTTTTTCAGTAGCAGCATCGGTATCAGATGTACCTAATTCTGCGACAGAAATATCTACACCAATAATATTTTCATCAATAGTTTTGCTAATATTTAATTTCATGAATTTGCCTCCTCGCTTTCATTGTAAATAACTTGTCTGTAAACATCTTTAATTGAAATAAAGAAATCTCGTAATACATCTTTATCAATCGAACAATCAAGATTTGATGTTTCAAATTTTGGATTATATACTGTAAAATCTAATGTTCCATTATCCCTAGGTACAAATAAAATTTCTACATTGTTATTTAACTGTAATGTAATTGAATCTATTTTCTCACCATTACTAGAAGTAACTTTTCGTACTTGTCCGACCTTTAACGGGGTTTGTTCAATTACAAGTCTATTTGCCATATAAACACTCCTTTCTTTTATTTTTTCGTTTTCCTTTTAATCATTAGGTGTTAGGTGGGATTTGAACCCACGATATTCAGAACCACAATCTGACGCTTTAACCTACTAAGCTACTAACACAGCGACTCTATTGGGAATCGAACCTAAATCTTCCGATAGACAGTCGGATATAATTACCTTTATACTATAGAGCCAAGTATAATCAGCATAAAGCACTAACTAGCTGATATTGCACTGTACACATGCAGTTTTAAATTAGAAAACTTTCGCAATCCATTCATGCTTATTGATTATTCTCCACATATTTTCAGTCCTCGGAGCAAAGACCAGTTGATAAGATTTATTGTCTCTCATCCGACAGACCGCCCAGCAGTCATTCACTAATGGTTCTCATTAACGCAGAGAAGCACAATAGATATACTGTATTAAGGTTTTGTGCGCACTAGAGTTGCATAAAGTCAGCTCTACCAAAATGCAGTAATAGGTCTTATAATGCTACATGAATAGCAAATGCCAAGATGTGATATATTGATTTTTTCATATTTCATTACGAAACCGTTAGGCTGTATCAATACAATAACGGCTCACTTCATAGTGATTCTTATTGACTGACAGGATTGCTTTATGTTTACTGCAATCAGACATATAGTGTTTATAAAATTGTTCAACGCCAATGATCAGTAGCGAAGGTGCTTTTAGAGTAGCAACTAACTCAATAATTTTGTCTCGTGCTTTCATATACAGCTTTACGAGTAGCTGTTGATCACTTCATTTATATATTCTCTGTTTGAGAATAATCTTTGTAAAAAATCTATCAACGAATTGACAGACCGCCCTCACTTCTTTTGGATGTGAGCAGCTTGTTATATCTATTTATTCTCTACATTGTCGTCACCTCTCGGCTCAAATATCACGTTACTATGCTTTCTTGTTTAAATTAAATTGTTGATGTTAGACGAAAGCTTCATCGGTATCCTCAGTTTCTTCACGAATTACATACATCTGAGTTGTTTCGGAAGGATTATTAAATTTCAACACTATCTTTTAACTTTCTTACCTTAGAAGTGTCTATTTTAATGTAATATTTTTTTGTGACATCCGTTCCAGAATGATTTAACATTGTAGACACATCTTCCAAGCTAACACCTTCATTTTTAAGCAAAGTGGCATAACTATGACGAAAATCATGAGGATGTAATGTTGGAACGCCAATCATATTTCCGATCTTTTTACACCAGTCATTTAATGTACCACTTTGAATCGGCTTATTTTCATTGGTGTATGGAGTAATAAATATTCTTCCGTGGTCATCAATGTTATTATCTTTTCTGTATTGAATTAGTTTCTCAAGATACCCCTTAGTTTCTCTACTAAAACTTAACTCAACAATTTTCCCCTCTTTTTCAAGCACATTACTACAAATTCTTTCATCAAAATCTACTTGTTCCCATTTTAAACTGCCAATAGCAGTAACTCTTGCCATAGTAGTTAAAGAAAGAAAAGCATATGCCTGTAACTGAATATCTCCATATTCTTCAAGTTTTTCACGCATTAACTGCACTTGATCTTTTGTAAGATATGTTTGCACAGCGATAGGTTGACCATTTTTAGGTCTATCAATAAATTCAGTAGGAGATTCTACAATCAATTTTTTCTTACGAAGGAATTTGTAAAATGCAGAAACAGAAGACATAACTCTTTTTTGTCTTGCAACATTATTCCCTTGTTGTTTCCTCCAATAATAGTATTCTGTGATATCATCCTCTGTTGCTTCCAATACAGATAAATTAAACTGATTATCATACATATAAATAAACCATTGTCTTAAATCTATATTGTACGCATTAATAGTATTAACTGATAAATCACGAATAGACATATCTACTTGATACTTTTGAAACAGTTTTAATGTTTCAGGATTTATATGTTCAAGTTTATCTTCATCATACATTACAATTCTTTTGCTTCGTTCTGCCATTTTCTCACTTCCTTTCATAACAAAAAAGAAGCAGTAGTAGTAATAACTAAACTGCTTCATCAAACTATTTTCCATTCTTCATCTGTATATTTTTGTATATCTGATACTTTTCTTGGTAATTTATATTTATCACACCATTTTCGTATTGTATTGTCTGTAACTTTATACATATCAGCAATATGAGTAAATGGTGTAGATCTTATTAATTTCTTTAAATTATCTCTTGAAATAATATTATACAATTTTTCTGTATTATATTTTTTGTAACAAATTTCACACATTGTTGATGTTGAATTCATTAAATTTGTTTTGCAATATGGACAAAGAATTTTAATCGTTTTATTATTGCGTTTTGTTTTAGCATTCTCTCGTCTATACTTATG